CCGTAAAGTGTTTTATGTTTCGGGTGAAGTGGATGCGACTGATCGAGAACAGATACGAGGTATCGTAGAAAAAGAAAATGACTCTATTATTGTCGCTTCTCTTGGCACTTTCAGCACTGGCATCAACATCCGCAACTTGCATAATATTGTATTCGCGACTCCATCCAAGTCCCAAGTTAAGGTACTCCAATCGATTGGCAGGGGTCTTCGTCAGTCTGACGATGGTAGGACTACTAAGCTTATTGATATCGCTGACGATCTTCATGTCAAATCTCATAAGAATTTTACTTTGAAACATAGTGCCGAAAGGATTAAGATATATACTAAAGAAGGGTTTAAATATAAGATTTACCCTATTGACCTAAAACCTATAAGAGTAGAAGATAATGAAGATGAGTTCTTCAGTTAAACATTTGAAATTAATAACAGGTGAGGAACTTATCTGTGAAGTATTAGATGAAGCCCCAGAGTCTATTGTAGTTAATAACGCAATGAGTTTGATGCAAAATACATTAAAAAGTGGTGAAAAATTCTTCACGTTTAAGACATACATGGTGTATCAAGATACTCCAACAAATTGTATTTTAATATTTACTGATAAAATTATGTCTCTTGCGGTTCCTGCTAAAGAAATGGTTCAACAGTACCGAACTGCTATTAAGGAACTTGCTCTTTATCTTGAAGAAGAAGAGTTCAAGTCTTTAGAAAATGATTTTGATGAAGGTCCTAATTCATTAGATGATTGGTTAGATGAAATGAAGAAAGAGTCATCTGAAGACGAAGAATTGGACTCCGATGTCGACGGAATGTTGATGAATTAATCTGCTATATTACCCGGCGGGGACAAGCTAGATTATACACTATAAAATGAGATATGTCAAGGGCAAGTGAGAAATTAATGGTAATTGGATTTACATGTTCGTCATTCGACCTTCTTCATGCGGGTCATGTCGCTATGTTACGAGATGCGAAAGCACACTGTGACTATCTCATATGTGGATTACAAGTAGACCCCTCATTAGACCGATCTTTTAAAAACCCCCCAGTACAATCTATTGTCGAGCGATACACTCAGTTGAACGCTGTGGGGTATGTCGACGAAATCATTCCCTATGTGACTGAACAAGACCTAGAAGACATTCTTGCCATGTACCAAATAGACTTGCGTATCATGGGTGAAGAGTATCGAGATTTAGATTTTACAGGAAAAGATATTTGCCGTAAACGTGGTATACAGTTATACTTTAATGAAAGATCTCACAGGTTTTCATCTAGTGACCTAAGAAAAAGAGTAGTTGACAGTAACCAATTGACAGACCAGTAATATTTTGGTATAATACGTACTAAATTAAACGAGTTATATATTATGAAGCCTAAAGAAAAACCGCACTACGTAAGTAACAAAGACTTCTCAAATGCAGTTGTCGAATATTGTACCACTGTAAAAGAAGCAAAAGAAAACGGTAAGGATCACCCTATAGTTACTAACTATATTGCTTCATGTTTCCTGAAGATAGCAGAAGGGCTTTCTCACAGAGCAAACTTTGTTCGATACACTTATCGGGAAGAAATGGTTATGGATGCTGTCGAGAATTGTCTCAAAGCAATTGAGAACTATGACATCGAGGCAGCTACCCGATCCGGTAAACCTAATGCATTTTCATACTTCACACAGATATCATGGTATGCTTTTCTTCGGAGAATCCAAAAAGAAAAGAAACAACAAGACATCAAAATGAAGTATATTGCTGAAGCAGATATCAGCGCATTCATGGATGGTGACAATGAGGATGGTATATATCAACAGCAATCATCTCCCTTTGTTGACACTCTCAGACAACGCATTGATGTAGTAAAGAGTGCAGACTCAGAATTCAAAGAATACGTGAAAGAAGAAAAGCAAAGAAAGAAACGTGCTGTATACGTAGACTCAGACCTATCGGACTTTATAGAATGATGTGGACTTATGAGTGCAAAGCAGGAACCTACAAAGAGGATTCCCTATTTCGTTTGCTGTGGACTATCTTCACACACCGACTACACCACCTCATAAAAGACGGAAGATTTTCAGATTAAACTTGACAGACACCTTTTTTTGTAGTATAATAGTCGTCATATAAATTGAGTTGAGTCATTTATGAAAATAGCAATACTTAACGACACCCACTGCGGATGTCGTAATTCTTCGGATATCTTTATGGATTACCAAGAACGCTTCTACAGTGAGGTGTTCTTTCCTTATTTGAAACAAAATGGTATTACTCAGATTTTACATCTGGGTGACTACTATGATAACCGTAAGACTATCAACCTCAAAGCGTTGAACCACAACCGCCAGATATTCTTGGATAAACTCCGTGAGTATAATATTCACATGGATATCATTCCTGGCAACCACGACGTTTATTTCAAAAACACTATCGAGTTGAACTCTCTCAAGGAGTTGATGGGTCACTATATCAATGAGGTGGACATCCTCATGGACCCTATCGTTCGTGATTATGGCGGTGTCAAGTTTGGTCTTGTCCCTTGGATATGCCCTGAGAATGAGAAAGAGTGCTTGAAGTTCCTAGAGAATTGTGGTGCAGATGTCATTGGCGGTCACTTCGAACTCGCAGGGTTTGAGATGGATAAAGGTCTGGTATGTAAAGAGGGTATGGACCCCAAACCACTACAGCGTTTCGAAACCGTGTTGTCCGGACACTTCCACACTAAGTCAAGTAAAGGTAACATCCACTATCTTGGCGCACAGATGGAATTTTTCTGGAACGATGCACATGATAGAAAGTTCTTTCATATCTTTGATACAGAGACTCGTGAGTTGACTCCTGTTCAAAACACAGTCACACTGTTCCATAAGATTTACTATGATGAGAACACCATCAATTTCTTCGAGGACCTATCATACCTAGACGGCAAGTTCGTCAAATTGATCGTGTCCAATCGTTCAGATATGCAGAAGTTTGAAAGATATGTCGAGAGAATCCAGCGACAGAAAATTCATGAACTAAAGATTGCCGAAGATTTTAAAGAATTTCGTGGTGAAAATGTCTCAGATGAGGATTTAAGGGTTGACGACACGGAAACTTTGATCTATAATTACATACAAGAAGTCGAGACTGATTTAGATAAGGAAAGAATCACTGGCGTAGTATCTGAACTAATGATTGAGGCACAGGCGGTAGAAATTGCATGATTAAATTTGAAACCCTACGTTGGAAGAACTTTCTTTCGACGGGTGATTATTATAACGAGATAAACTTCCTAGACAGTTCCACTAACTTGATTGTTGGTGAGAACGGTGCTGGTAAGTCTACAATGCTCGATGCACTATCGTTCGCATTGTTTGGTAAGGCACACCGTAAGATTACTAAGAACCAGTTGGTCAACACGATCAATAATAAGGGGTGTGTCACTGAAGTTACCTTTGCTGTAAATGGTATACAGTATCGTGTAGTGCGGGGAATCAAACCCGCTAAGTTTGAAATCTGGAAAGATGGTACTATGATCGACCAGAGTTCACACGCAAGAGAATATCAAGAGATTCTTGAGAAGAACGTCCTACAGATGTCTCACAAGAGTTTTCACCAAATTGTTGTTCTCGGCTCGTCGTCTTTTGTCCCGTTCATGCAACTCAACTCAACCTCTCGGCGTGACGTGATAGAAGACCTTCTTGATATTAACATATTTTCCAAAATGAATGTGATACTCAAGGAGAAAATCTCTCTCCTCAAAAGCGAGCTCGAGGGCAACAACCATTCTATTGAGATGATCAAAACTAAGATAAATTCACAGAAGAAGTACATCCGTGATTTAACTGCAATCAACACTCAGCATCGTAAAGATAAAGAGGGAGATATCGCAGAGCTCCAGTCAGAGATCGCGGAACTCAATGAACTGAACGTTACTTTATCTGAGACTGTCAATAATTTGATGCCTACCATTACAGATAACTTATGCAGTATTCGTGCCAATAAGAGTAAGTTGGATGAGTATTATGCACAGTTTAAGTCACAGGTAAAGTCTGTGGTTAAAGAGGCAAAGTTCTTTGATGATAATGAGGTATGTCCTACGTGCGACCAAGACATTGCAGAAGACTTGCGAAAGAATAAGAAGGATGTTGCGACCTCTAAGGCGAAAGAACTAAAGTCTGCAATGGATAAGGCAGAGGAACAACAGAAACAGTACCAGACAGAGATAACGACCCTAGAGGAACAGATGTCTAGCTGTCTTGCAGATCAGAATACTTTAAACAATAACAATCAGACTATTAGTCGTCTGCAACGATCTATCGGTAAGA